GTGGATATCACTTGTTAAGTCTAAATCAGGTGAACGTGGTATATTTAATAGAGTTGCTAGTCAAAAGCAAGCGGCTAGATGGGGTAGGAGAGATGCTGATATAGCTTATGGTACTAACCCTTGTAGCGAAATTATTCTTAGAGATAAGCAATTCTGTAATCTTACAGAGGTTGTTGTTCGCTCGGAGGATACAGAAGCTACATTAACAGAAAAAGTAAAGTTAGCAACTTTGCTAGGTACATTTCAATCAACTTTAACTGAGTTTAAATTCTTATCACATGAATGGAAAGAGAATACAGCTGAAGAAAGATTGTTAGGTGTTTCGTTAACAGGTATCATGGATGCTAAAATTACTGCATACCCTGACCCTAAATTATTGGAGAGATTAAGAGATGTTGCTAGAAAAACAAATAAGAAATATGCTCAAAAGTTGGAAATACCGGAATCAGCCTCGATTACTTGTGTTAAGCCTTCTGGAACTGTTAGTCAGCTTGTCGATTCTGCTAGTGGGATTCATGCTAGGCATAATACTCATTATATTAGAACTATACGGATGGATAAGAAAGACCCTATATACTCGTTTCTTAAAGAGAAAGGTGTCCAAGTAGAAGACGAGCAATATAGACCAGACTCTACTGCTGTATTTAGTTTTCCAATGAAAGCTCCTAAGGGTGCTATAACTAGAAACGATATGACAGCTATGGAGCAGTTAGAGACATGGTTAATATATCAACGTCATTGGTGTGAGCATAAGCCTTCAGTTACTATATCAGTTAAGGATGAAGAGTGGATGGAAGTCGGTGCATGGGTTTACAAGTATTTCGATGAGATTAGTGGTATATCATTCTTACCTCACAGCGACCACAGCTATGTACAGGCTCCTTATCAAGATTGTTCTAAATTAGAATATGAAAAGCTTAAAAGTATTACGCCACAAGCTATTGATTTTACAACATTTATTGAAGAGGATGATAACACTATAAGTGCACAAACACTAGCATGTACAGGTAGTTCGTGTGAAATTACATAGTGTAGAATCAACAACTTATGTGAATATATATACATATATATAAGGTATAAGGGATTATTATGGCAAAGGCTGGTTTATATGCTAACATACACGCTAAACGGAAACGTATAAAAGCTCAAAAGAAAAAGAAAAAAGCTGGTAAAAACGTTAAAGTAGAAAAGATGCGTAAGGTAGGGAGTAAAGGTGCTCCTGCAAAAGGAGCTTTTAAAAGAATAAGAAACGGATAAGGAGAATATGTGTTTCACAAGAATCTAAGGCCTAAGGTCGACCATTATCAAAAAGGTGGTATAGAGACAATTGACTTTATTAAGGCTAAACTAACAGAAGAAGAATTGATTGGTTACTTAAAAGGTAATGTTATCAAATACTTATCAAGAGCTAACCACAAAAACTCAACTGATTCAGACTACGAAAAAGCATTAGTGTATATGAATTGGTTAGTACAGGAGCAATCAAGTAAGACTTAGGAGACTTCTCTTACGATATTTGTATTTCAGCAACAGTAAGTATAAGGAATATAATTATGTGGACAACACCATCAGCGGTAGAAATGAGATTTGGTTTTGAAGTTACAATGTACGTAATGAATAAATAATAGAGCAAGAGCTAATAGGGAGAACAAGTAAAACAATAAGTCCTTTTCATAGCTCTGACCTCTTACAATTTAGGTGACATGGAGGCTTCTCCTGCCTCTATGAGTCAGAGGAGGCAACTCCTCTCACCTATCAATAGGATAAACAATGGACAAGAAAAAAGTTGGAGCACCTCTTGGCAACAAGAACTCTACTAAAGAGAAAAGAATATGGGGTCAACTTGTACGCAAGTTAGCGATTCAAGAAGACTATAATAAACTACATAGAGTAGCTGAAGCATTATATGAGAGAGCAGCTGATGGCGATATATCAGCGATAAAAGAATTAGGAGACAGATTAGATGGTAAAGCGCTTCAAGAGAATGTGCTAACAGGAGATTCTGACAATCCTGTAACTATCCAAATTGTTACTGGTATAGATGAGTGATGATACTATAGACACTGGTTATAGACCAAGAATACCACAGAGAGAAATACATCAAGCAGTTCAAAAAAACAGATTCACAGTTGTAGTAGCTCATAGAAGAATGGGCAAGACAGTATCTGCTATCAATCAACTAATACACTCTGCACTTAAGTGTACTAATAAGAACCCAAGGTTTGCATATGTTGCTCCTACTTATTCTCAAGCTAAAAGAATAGCATGGGAATATTTAAGAGATTATACAAGACCTTTAGGAGGAACAGCAAATGTTAGTGAGCTTCGTGTTGATTTCATGGGTCGTCGTATTAGTCTCTATGGCGCTGATAACCCTGACTCACTTCGAGGTATATACTTGGACGGAGTTATTATCGACGAGATTGGGGATGTATCTCCAAGTCTGTTTACAGAAGTTTTACGACCCGCATTGGCTGACCGTATTGGCTACGCTATGTTTATTGGAACACCTAAAGGAGCGAATCATTTCAAAGAGCTTCGTGATAGGGCTGATTCAACGGACAACCCGAACTGGACATTACTGGAATATAAAGCGTCTGAAACTGGTTTAATAGATGACAATGAGCTATCAGATGCTAAAAGAGAAATGGGTGACAACAAGTATGCTCAAGAGTTTGAGTGTTCTTTTGATAGCCCTATTGTTGGTTCATACTTTGGTGAGATATTCGCTGACTTAGAAAAAAAGAACCATATAAGAGAAGTACCTCATGACTCTCTATGTAAAGGTTGGACAGCATGGGATTTAGGTATGTCTGATAGTACATCAATTTGGGTTGCACAGACAATTGGTGGCGAGATTAGAGTATTAGACTACTATGAGAACCATGGTAAATCATTAGACCACTATGTTGATTGGATACGTGATAATGGTTACATAGACTATGAGCATATACTACCACATGATGTAGTAGTTAGAGAGCTAGGTACAGGAAAGTCTAGACAAGAGTCATTAAGTGATGCTGGTTTAGATATAACTATATGTCCAAAGCTACCTGTTGACGATGGTATTAATGCAGTAAGACGAACATTACCACAATGCTTTTTTAATGAAGATACTACTAAATATGGTATAGAGTGTTTAAGAAACTATAGAAGACAGTATAACGATAAGCTAAGCGTCTACTTAGAAAAACCTCTACATGATTGGTCCTCTCACGCAGCTGACGCCTTCAGATATTTCTGTGTTGGAGTAGATACTTCAAATAACAGGTCAAACTGGAGTAAGCCACTCGATACACAGTATCAGAATCAATTTATATAAGACATATATCTATATAGGTTGTTTCAACTGAGTGCACTAGAACACTTCAGACAGTAAAATATTCATATAAAATATCATTTAGAATCAACAACTTATAAAATGGAACAAATACATGGCATACGCAACAGAAAGTGAAGAAAAAGCGAAGAAGATGTCTGATTCAGACGAGAATAAGCTAAAAGCTATAATAGAATCGGAGATAGATGACTCAATAGGATTTCTAGAGACTGAAACTACTGAAGATAGACAGAAGGCTCTTGAATACTACTTGAGAGAACCATATGGAAATGAAGTCACAGGCAAGTCTCAAATCGTCACCGGAGAGGTAGCTGAAGCAGTTGATGGAGCTTTACCTCAAATCATGAGAGTATTTACATCAAGCAAGGATGCTGTTGTCTTTGAAGCTGTAAGCGATGGAGATGAGAAGCTAGCTGAACAAGCTACTACATATATCAATCACATCTTTTACAAGGACAATAATGGCTTTGAGATTATGCATGATTGGTTTAAAGATGCACTACTACAAAAGGTAGGTGTTGTTAAAGCATATTGGGATGATAATGTAGAAGTAACAACAGAAGAGTACGTGCAGTTAGATGACAATGAATTAGCTATGATAGCTGATGATGAAACAGTAGAAATTACATCTAAAGAGACTACAGTTATAACTGAAGCTCAAGTCGACCCTAATACTGGTCAAGAGATGGTGCCTGCTGAACATATGAATGATATAACCATTAAGAAGAGACATGATAATGGTAAGGTAGTTATAGAGAATGTACCACCAGAAGAGTTCTTAATATCTAAGAGAGCAAGAACAATATTAGATTCTGACTTTGTAGCTCATCGTAAGATGGTAACTAGGTCTGAGTTAGTAGCTATGGGCTATGATGAAGATGTAGTGTATGCCTTATCAACAGGAGATGCACTAGAGTTCAGTCCAGAACGGATAGCTAGATACTCAAGAGGTGAGATGCCTGATGACAATGATAACATGGACGCATCAATGCAGTTGGTTGAGTACTTTGAATGTTACATAAAGACAGACATGGATGATGACGGTGTAGCAGAGCTTAGAAGAGTATGCTATGCATCTAACGAGATACTTATGGAAGAAGAATGCAATTATGTTCCTTTCCATAGCTTATGTCCTATTCCAATACCACATAAATTCTTTGGTCAGTCATTAGCTGATAGAGTTATGGATTTGCAGTTGATTAAGTCTACAGTTACAAGGCAGATGTTGGATAACTTATACCTAACTAATAATAGTAGAGTAGGAGCAGTGGAAGGCCAAGTTAACCTTGACGACCTACTTACATCTACAGCAGGTGGTGTAATTCGCATGAAGAACCCTAATGCTTTGGTACCATTACAGGTGCAATCTAGTGCAGGTCAGTCGTTCCCAATGTTGGAGTACTTAGACAACGTACAGGCTAAACGTACTGGTGTATCTGATGCTCAACAAGGTTTAAATCCAGACATACTTCAGAACGTGACCGCTACTGCTGTAGCTGCTATGTCTAATGCAAGTGGAGCTAAGTTAGAACTTATAGCTCGTATCTTTGCGGACACTGGAGTTGCTAGTCTATTCAAAGGCATACTACAGTTAGTATGTATGTATCAAAACAAAACACGAATCATTAAGATAAGCAATGAGTATATTCCATTTAATCCAAGAGAATGGGATGACCAATATAATATAACCATTAATGTAGGGCTTGGAACAGGTAGTAAGCAAGAACAATTAGCTACAATGCAGATGATATTGGCTAAGCAAGAGCAGATACTAACACAGTATGGATTGTCTAACCCATTAGTTAACGTAAAGCAGTATAGAGATACATTAGCTAAGTTCATAGAGATGGCAGGCTTTAAAGACGACAGCCAATTCCTTATGGAGATATCAGATGAGCAATCACAGCAGTTAGCACAACAGTCAGCTCAAGCAGGCAAGTCTAATCCACAAGTAGAAGCTGCTGAAGCGTTAGCTAAGGCCGAAATCCAGAAAGCACAAATGAAGGCTCAATCAGATGCTGCTAAGCTGCAGTTAGATAAAGAGCAGATGGAGCTTGATGCACAAAAAGAAGCATTAGAATTACAACTAAAAGAAGTAGAGATGACCAAGAAGTTTGCTATGCAAGAGTTAGAGTTAGCTCTTCAAGAACAAGCGCAAGGACATAAGCAAGACGTTGATAAGACTAGCGCTATCATGGACGCTTTAGACAAGATTGCTAAAGTACAACAAAAAGACTTAGGATAAGGATAATGGATGACACAACAAGAAGCTATACAAAACGTACTCGCAAGCCAAGAGTTTCTAGACGTCGTAGAGGAGCTAAAGGCTAACCACTTGCAGACAATAGTCTACTCAACAGAGAAAGAGACTAATCTAAGAGAGGGTGCATACCATCGTATAAGCTGTATTAATGAATTGATGTCTACACTAGAATCTATCGCTATGACAGGTGAGATTAAGAGTAAGGCATGGAAGATATTTTAGACATATAGTCTAATTAGTAGATAGTACTTAACTATCATTATGTAAGGAAGAAGAAACATGAGTGAAGAAACCACGACACCAGAAGTTGGTAGTGGAGCTAATCTAACAGTAGCAGAAAGCGTTGAAGGATTCGAAGCTTTATTGACTACAGAAGAGGACTCTAAAGAGCAACCAGAAGCTGTTGAAGAAGAAGTTGTAGAAAATAACAATGAAGAAGAAGCTGAAGCAGAAGAGACTGAAGAAGTAGAAGAAGTAGAAGAAGTCGAAGCTGAAGAAGTAGAAGATTCTCAAGAAGAAGAAGAAACTGAAGAAGATACACCTCAAACTTATACTGTTAAGGCTGCTGGCCAAGACAAAGAGGTTACCATTGATGAATTAGTTACTAACTATCAACTTGGAGCTGACTATACTAAGAAGACTCAAGAAATAGCAGACCAAAGAAAAGAAATAGAAACTGAATCGCATGCTATAATTGAAGCACGACAGGTTAGAGATTTATATTCACAAAGACTGCAATCATTAGAAGTGATATTATCGCAAGATGAGAATCCATCTGATATGGCAGCTCTTAAAGAGAACGACCCAATAGGATATGCAGTAAAAGTAGCAGAGATGACTGAGAGAAGAGAGCAGTTGCAGCAAGTACGCAACGAACAAGAAAGTATTAATGCTCAACAGCGTCAAGCTAATGCTTTAGAGCAACAGAAGTTAGTTGGTTTAGAAGCAGCGAAACTAAATAAAGTCCTACCAGAGTTTTCAGACCAAGCTAAAGGCGAGCAACTCAGAAATGAGATTCGTAACTACGGCAAGAGTATTGGATTTAAAGACGAAGAGTTAGCTAACGTCTATGATTCAAGACACGTTGTAACATTACATAAAGCTATGATGTATGATAAGTTGCAGAAGTCTAAACCAGGAGTTAACAAGAAGGTTGCTAAAGCGCCTAAGATGGTTAAGTCTGGTACTAAAACAACTAAGAACAGTAATAGTGTAATGAAGCAGCAATCACAGAAGCTTAAAGGCTCAGGTAAAGTACGTGATGCCGCAAAGCTATTTGAAAATTTTATATAGGAAGAAATAACAATGGCAGTTTATCAAACCTATCAGTCTATTGGTAATAGAGAAGACCTAACTGATATGATTTACAACATCTCTCCAACTGATACTCCTTTTATGAGTTCAATTGGTAAAACTAAAGCTACAGCAGTTAACCACGAATGGCAAACTGACTCGCTAGCAGCAGCAACAATCGCTAACGCTGCAGTTGAGGGAGCAGATGCTTCATCAGCTACACTAGCACCTACAACAAGAATTGGTAATAGAACTCAAATTGTTCAAAAAACAATTCAGATTGCAGGCACTGAAGAAACTATTGACAAAGCTGGACGTAAGTCTGAAAAAGCTTATCAATTAGCTAAAGCTTCATCTGAGCTAAAGCGTGATATGGAAAAGATACTATTATGTAACCAAGCAGCAGCAAATGGCGATGCTACAAATGCACGTAAACTTGGCTCACTACAAGCATGGCTATCAACTAACACATCAGTTGGAGCAGGTACAGGTGTAACAGGTTCTGGTGGTACTACAGCACGTATATCAGGTACAGATAGAGCGTTTACTGAGCCTCTATTAAAAGCAGCTGTTAAATCAGCTTATGAGCAAGGTGGAACTCCAACAGTACTTATGGTACCTCCAACTCAGAAACAAGTAGTTTCTGGTTTTACAGGTATTGCTGAGCAACGCTACATGGCTCCTACTGATAAGCAATCTACTATTATTGGTGCAGCTGACGTATATCTATCAGACTTCGGAACGTTATCTGTTGTACCTAATAGGTTTACTACAGCTGATGCTGACGATAATGGTGAGCAAGCATTCGTATTAGACCCTGAGTTTGCAGCAGTTGCATTCTTAAGACCTTTCCAAACTAACGAACTAGCTAGAACAGGTGATTCTGATAAGACTCAACTATTAGCTGAGTTTACGTTAGAAGTTAAGAACGAAGCAGCACATGCATTAATTGCTGATTTAGCAGAGTAGTACTATGGATAGCCCTCTTCGGAGGGCATTCCTACAAACGGAAAATAGATACTATGGCAACAAAACTAGACACAAATACTAAACACATAAGAGACACATTGATTCATGATAATGGTGAATCTATAGTAGCTCAAACAAGTCAAGACGTGACTGGTATAATAGAGCAGAACAAAAAAGAATATAATAGTACTACAACTAGTTGGGGTAGCGGAGATGTATTTGATAATAAAATAGCATCCATACCATTAACAGTTATAGATGAACTTAACAAGCAGCAAATCATGAGAGGGTTTCATGTATTAGATATGCCAAAGTTTAAGAATTGGCTAAATGACCCAGACAATAGATTCTTTAGGACAAAACAAGGTAGAATATAATGGCATTCTTTACGGACTACACATCATTACAAAGCACAGTTGCTAGTTATCTAGCTCGTACTGATTTGACTACTCAAATACCTGAGTTTATTAGGTTAGGTGAGACAAGACTAAGAAGAGACTTACGACTTAGACAGATGATTAAAGTAGCAACAGCAATAGCTAGTGCAGGTGATGGCACAGTAGAAATACCTGATGACTTTTTAGCTATGAAAGACTTACATATTCAAGGCAACCCGCCACAAACAATTCAATTTTTATCTACAAGTAATTTTTTTAGAAATGCTAGAACAGCTGATTCTGGATTACCTAGATACTATACTCTGTTAGGCTCAGAGTTTCAATTCGCACCTGTACCTGATAGCGACAAGACTATACAAATGGTATATTACTATCAACCAGACTATTTAAGCGATACTAATTCATCTAACCTTTGGTTAGCAAATACACCTGACTTGCTACTTTATGCAGCACTTGGTGAAGCAGAGCCATATCTGATGAATGATGAAAGACTACAAACATGGGCAGCTATGTATGACAGAGCGCTTAATTCAATAACAAAAAGTGATGACGAATCTGAGTTTCCAGCTCAGCCTATGACTATCACTAATTCTATGAGGTAATTAACAATGGCAAATATGTCGGACTACTTGGAAAACGCATTACTAAACTTAACATTAAATGGGACAGCTTTAACAGCAGTAGATAACCCATACATTTCTTTACACACAGCAGACCCTACAGACGCAGGAACCGGAACTGAAGTTACTGGTGGTTCATATGCTAGAGTAGCTTCTGGCTTTGCAACGGCTTCTGGTACAGGTGGCTCTGTAGTAACAGACACAGTCGCTACGTTCCCAACAGCAACAGCTAATTGGGGTACTGTAGGATGGATTGGTCTTTGGGACGCAGCTTCTAGTGGCAACATGCTTTACCACACAGCTTTAGATGCTCCTAAAACTATTGATTCTGGCGATATATTTAAAATAGACGCTGGAAATTTATCAGTAACACTAGCATAGAGGAGTAACAGATGGCACTAGTATTTAAGGATAGAGTCAAAGAGACTACGACAACGACTGGTACTGGAACTTTAACACTCTCAGGTGCATCAGACGGCTTTCAAGCATTCACCGCAATAGGTAATGCAAACACTACTTACTATACACTCGTAAGTGGAGCCAACTGGGAGGTAGGCATAGGTACCTACACCTTATCAGGTACTACTCTATCAAGAGATACTGTCTTAAGCTCTAGCAATAGTGGCTCTAAGATATCAGCTTCCGGAACGAGTGATGTATTTTGTACATATGCAGCTGAACGTGTAGTTATAGCTGATGCAAGTGACGTAGTTAGAATAAACAATCCTCTTGCTTTTAATGGTATATATCTAAATAGTAATGTAGTGGCAACAAGTGTAACATTCGAGGATACTTATAACGGAATGTCAGCAGGACCAGTTACCGTAAACAGTGGAGTAACAGTAACAGTTCCTAGTGGCTCAAATTGGGTGATAGTATAATGGCAACAACAATAAATGCAGATACAAGTAATGGTTTAAAAATAACCTCAGATACTTCTGGTATTGTAGAAATACAAAACGCTGGGACAACAAAATTAACTGTTAATAGTTCTGGTGCTACAGTAGCAGGAACTTTAGCTGCAACAGCTTTAACTGGAGATGGTTCAGGATTAACAGGTTTAGATACAGGCGCTCCATCACAAGTATTAGTAAATAAAAGTGTAACAGGAGGTTCAGTTACAGCAACTAGAGCAGTATCTATGGCAGCTGATGGTTCAGTAGGAATATATCCAACTATTAATACTCTTGGTACAAGAATAGACCAAAGTGTTAGTACACAAACAATGGTAGCTTTTGGAAAAGGAAGAACAAAATTAAGAGGTGTTAATACACAAGTATCAGGTGGTACTAATTCTAATCTTGATACAAACAGAGTAAGTCTTTATGGGTCTTATCTTAATGGTTCTGGCGTATGGGTAGAAAATGCTACACCATTAGTTATTGATTGCTTAATGATAGCTGGTGTATCTTACTCAGAAAATGCTGGTGTTATTCGCCAAGCACCAGCAGCACCAGGAACAGACGGAAAGTATGTATTATCACAGACAGGTAGACTTCCTGTTAATCAAATTTCTGCTATTCAAGTTAATGTTTCTACTGGTGCGCCAACATTATTTGGTAGTCAATATAGATATGATAAAAGTGCTGCAGGGGCAAGTGATGGTGGTAATTTTAGGGTAGGAAGTAGTTGGTTTGGATTTTGGGCAAATGATAGTGTTCAAGTATGGTATCCTCAATATTACTTTAAAGAAGCTTCTGGTCTTGTTTTGACTTCGGCTGATTTAAGTTCAACTTTAAGAGGTTTGTTTAATCTATCTTCTACTGCTGATGGATTAACTAGACGAGAAGATGTAATAGAGGGCGGAAGAGTCTATTGGATGGAAAACAACAACATGAACAATATGGCTATAAGTTCTGATGGTTTAATTTCAGGCTCAAGAACACAAGTTACAATAACAGATGATTTTCAAGGTGAACATTATTTTGGATTTTTAAATGGTACAAAATTATTAACATACTATAGAGATACAAGTGGAGTTAAAAAGTTTAGAACTTACTCTTTTAATTCTTCTTCTACCACATTAATATCTACTTTTAAGGCTCCAAGTAATTTTGTTAATATTCCATTTTGGGCATATAAAGATGATAAAAATTTATTTGTAGGAAATGGTACAACTAATACAAATAATTTCTCAAGTGTAGGTCTTGATAGTAGTTTTAATATACTTGGAACAAATGTTAAACTTGACCTCTTTAATACTCATGGAGACCCTCAACCCAGATGGACAGGAACTGGTAATAATTTTATGTTGCATTTAAAAGATTCTTCAACTGAATTTAGACAACCTTTTACAATAAATGCTTATGCTACATCTTTCTTTTTATATGGTGGCGTAGCTACTGCTTCAGCTTCATCAGGCACAACACCAATTGCAGTTGCAGGAGTTGCTGCTGGATATTCAGGTTTAACAACAGGAACAAATTACCATCTAGCAGATAGTTATGATGGACAATTATCTACAGCTACAACATTAGACCTTGTTGGTAAAGCTATAAGCCCAACACAAATTGCATTAGCAGACCTATAATGGAGATATACATTAATGATTAATATACCAAAAGAATATAAAGAAGCATGTTTAGCTTTATTAAAAGAAACAGACTATGCAGTTTTGCCAGATGTGCAGTTAGTTTTAACTAACAAAGCTGACATTATTACATTTAGAAATGAAATGAGAAATGAATACTTAGGTTTATCTACTCTTTACGGAAGTATAGAATTATTACCAGAAGTACCTAAAGCAGTATGGGGAGAAAAACTTTCAGATGCAAACTAAAAAGAATTACAAGGAAAATAATAATGGCTAGTATAAAATTAACAGGTGATACAAGTGGGGTGATTACAGTATCAGCTCCAGCAGCAGCAGGAACTAACACAATTACACTGCCAGCCTCTACAGGCACAATGGCTTTAATAGAAACTTCAGGTATTTCTTGGCAATCATCTATAGTAACTGCAGCTACTTTAACAGCAGTAGCAGGTAAAGGTTACTGGATAAATACAACTTCAAATGCTTGTACAATTACATTACCTGCTTCCGCAAGTGTTGGTGATGAATTAATTTTTACTGATTATGCTAGAACTTGGAATACTAATGCTGTTTCTATTAATACAAATGGTTTAAAATATCAAGGCAATGCAAGTACTGGTAGTATTTTTCCACAATATAATTCAGAAGGTCAATCAGTAAATATTGTTTATTCTGGTGCAACTAAAGGATGGATTCCTAATACTGATGATGATGTTACTAATGAAACTCCACAAGATTATAGTGTTCAATATTTAGTT